ATATCAAGTGATCCGCTAAATACGACTAGCAATGTTGTCATGCGAAATATTAGCGTGTCCGACATGCGCCAAAAGCAGAATTTCACACCAATTGTTACCAACATACCAGCTCAGTATTGCTTTGAGGGTGTTGATGCTAATGGCGACGTTGAAGTTCAATTATACGGTCGCCCTGATGGCGTCTATACGATCAAATTTTTCCTAACTATCCCACAAGCAGCGTTGACATCTGACGGCACATCGGTGTTGGTTCCTGATGTAGTGGTTGAGCAAAATGCTTATGCACGAGCGCTAGTTGAGCGTGGCGAGGACGGTGGATTATCTTCATCGGAAGCATACAATTTGTACCGCTCTATGCTGGCTGATTATATTGCGCTAGAGGCTACACGCTATCCAGAATCACAGGAGTTTGTTCCAGTATGAGTCAAGCACTTGAACGATTTAGCGTTAACGCACCAGGCTTTTATGGCTTGAATACGCAAGACTCGCCATTGGATTTGGCGGCTGGATTTGCATTGACTGCGATTAATTGCATTCTGGACAAGTACGGTCGGATGGGCGCACGTAAGGGATGGACGAAAGTTAATACCAGTTCGGGCAATTTGGGCGCTAACGATATTGGCGTCATCCACGAATTGGTGCTTACTGGTGGATCGGTAACGACTCTATTTGCTGGAAACAATAAGATATTCAAATTAAGCGGCACAACCGTTACTGAGTTGACCTATGGCGGTGGTGGTACAGCACCAACCATTAGCGCCAACAACTGGCAGTGCGCATCGTTAAATGGAGTAACGTATTTCTTTCAGTCCGGTCATGACCCAATAATTTATGACCCAGCGGTTAGTTCTACAACGTACCGCCGAGTAAGTGAAAAGTCTGGCTATGCTGGTACGGTTCCATTAGGAAATATTTGCATTTCTGCGTATGGTCGTTTGTGGATCGCTAACAGTACGTCAGATAAAACAACGCTGACGTTTTCTGATTTGATTGCTGGCCATATTTATACGGGCGGCACAGCAGGTACATTGAACGTCAATAACGTATGGGCTAACGGTGCTGATGAAATAACCGGCCTAGCAGCGCACAACGGCTTTTTGTTTATCTTTGGCAAGCGGCAGATTTTGGTTTATCAAGGTGCGACAACACCTAGCACAATGTCGTTGTATGACACCGTGGTTGGTATTGGTTGCCAATACCGTGATTCAATCCAAAGTACCAACACCGATGTCGTATTTTTGTCCAACAGCGGTGTGCGCTCAGTTCTTAGAACCATTCAGGAAAAGTCAGCACCATTTCGTGACTTGAGTAAGAATGTTCGTAATGACTTGATGCAGTTGGTAGCAGGTGAAACGCCGGCAAATATTAAAGGCGTTTATTCAGAAATAGACGCATTCTACTTATTGACGTTCCCAACGGCGGGTCAAGTCTATGTGTTTGATACGCGAAATGTTATGCAGGATGGATCATCGCGGGTAACTACGTGGAACGACATTAAACCAACGGCAATGTATGCGTTACGCAATGGCGACCTATTGATTGGTAAGAATGGTTACGTTGGTAAATACGGCGGGTATCTTGATGACACTAGCACGTATCGAATGCAGTATTACACCAATCATGCCGACTTAGGTGATGTGGCCGTTACGTCGATTGTTAAGCGCATATCCATTGTTGCTATTGGCGGTTCAGATCAAGTGGTAACGATTAAATGGGGTTACGATTTTTCAGAGAATTATTTGTCTCAGAACGTATCAGTTCCAACGCAAGGTATTTCTGAATATGGCGTTGCTGAGTATGGCGCTAATGGCGTTCCTGTTGCGCAGTATGCTGGTGGCATTGTGATTCAAAATTTGTTTTCTCAGGCAACTGGCTCTGGTAAAGTTTTTCAGACAGGCTATGAAGCAGAGGTGAATGGCTTTGAATTATCTATTCAAAAGATTGAAATTTTGGCCAAACGTGGCCGTATAAATTAAGGGGCGGCAATGTCTGACTATACCAAATCGACCGACTTTGCATCTAAGGACGCGCTGCCATCGGGTAATGCGGCCAAGATTGTTAAAGGTACTGAGATTGACACCGAATTTAATAATATTGCGATTGCTGTTGCGACTAAGGCTGACTTAGCCAGCCCAGGCTTTTCTGGTAGCCCAACAGCACCAACGCAAACAACTGGCGACAATACATCTAAGTTGGCCACAACAGGGTTCGTGCAAGCGGCATTAGGCGCTTTGTATCCTGTTGGCTCTATCTATACCAATGCGGCGGTTAGCACCAACCCTGCGACGTTGCTGGGGTTTGGTACATGGTCAGCATTTGGCGCTGGCCGCTTCATGGTTGGTCTTGACGCAGGTAATGCAGCGTTTGATACAGCGCAAGAAACTGGCGGCTCTGCTAATGCGATTGTGGTTAGCCATACTCACACCGCAACATCAAGCGTTACCGACCCTGGCCACAACCACACAATAGGGTTCCAAAATCACACAATCGATCAAAATGCTGGATCATCAGCTCTTTCTAAACAAGGCACATCAAACACAAGCACGGCGAGTACAGGCATCAGCGTTAGCACCAGTATTAGCACCGAAGGTTCAAGCGCAACAAATGCAAACTTGCCGCCGTACATCGTTGTTTATATGTGGCGTCGCACGGCATGAGCGCGGTATTGGAGAATGTTGGCGGTGAGATTACTCACCACTTTTCGGATGGCTTGTATGCCAAGGAAGCGTTTGTCCCTGCTGGCACGGCCATATTGAAGCATACGCACAACTTTAGTCATCTATCTATTTTGGCTAAAGGTCGTGTAGCGGTTATGAAAGGCGACGTCATTGAAATTATTGACGCGCCAGCGTGTATAAATATTGAAGCAAACGTAGTTCACGGCATTAAAGCCATGAGCGATTGTGTCTGGTTTTGTATCCATGCGACGGATGAGAAAGACTCATCTAAAGTGGATGAGATTTTAATTAGAGGGGAATAGTATGCCAATGGCCTTTGTTGCTGCCGGAGCAAATTTGCTTGGTGGATATTTGCAAGGTGAGGCGGCAAAAGATGCCGCATCTACGTCTGCTAGAGCGCAATTAGAAGCGGCGCGACTTGCTGCTGAAGAATCACGTTTTAGGCCAGTTGGTGTTACTACGCGATTCGGTACTAGCCAATTTACGACAGGGCCAGATGGCCGTGTAAGCGGTGCTGGTTATACCGTATCACCTGAACTTCGGGCGTATCAAGATCGCTTGATGGCGTTAAGCAATCAAGGGTTAGGCCAAGCTGAAGCAGCGCAAGGTATGTATCAGCCACTAACTGGTGCGGCTACTGGCTTGTTTAATTTGGGTGGTCAATACCTAGCGCAGTCTCCTGAAGCAGTTGCGGCTCAGTATATGCAAAGCCAACAAGACTTGTTAGCGCCTAGCCGTGAGCGTCAGTATGCAGAATTACAAAATCGACTGTTTAATACTGGTCGCGGCGGTTTGTCTGTTGGCGCAACAGGTATTCGCCCAGGCGGCGGTGCAGGTCTTAGCGCAAGTAATCCAGAAATGGAAGCGTATTACAACGCATTAGCTCAACAAGACGCTGCATTAGCTGGCCAAGCACAACAAGCAGGTCAACAACAGGTAGCCTTTGGTGCAGGTTTGTTTGGTGAAGGCGCTGGATTGTTAGGTCGATACCAACAGGGGCAGGTTGGCGCTTTATCGCCATTTACAGGATACCTTAGCGGCGCGCAAACATTAGAAAGTCTAGGACAGCAACCATTGGATATTGGTGCGTCGCTTGGCGGCAGAAATGTTAATAACGCAGGAGCGCAAGCGTTAATGTCAGGTGGAATAGGTGCAGCGCAAACTATGCAGCAAGCTAATGCGTATAGCCCGTTTGGTACTGGATTAATGGGCGCGGCTAATGCTCTTAATGCGTACCAAAACCAACAACGACAAGATGAGCGATTTAACATGATATATGGAAATACTGGAAACTTTAGCGGCGCTCCACGAACAAGGGATGATCGAAGTTTCGACTCATATCAAGATTTAAGATCAGTTAACTATAATCCGTTATAGGGGCAATCATGGCAAGCGAAATATTAGGGCTGTTTACATCGCCAGAAGAATATCAAATGAGGCAGCAACAAGCGCAGCAAAATCGTGCGCTTCAGTTTGCTCAACTTAACCCATTTGAGAAAGCCAGTTATGGCATCTATCAAGGCGCTGGTCAGTTAGGTCAAGCGACTGGCAGTTTGTTTGGTATGGAAGACCCACAATTGCGCAAAATATCAATGCGTCAGCAAATGCTAACTGGTGCTAACGGTGGAGTAGGTATCGATCTTAGAGACCCAAACTCAATGCTTCGTGCGGCAGAAATGGCGCAACAATTTGATCCTGAGTTTGCTCAAGGGTTGATTGTTGCGGCTAATGATTTAGCCAAAAATATGGCTGATATGCGCGCAAAGTCAGCTACGGCAGCTAAGACGCAAGCTGAAATTGATAGAGAAAATCAATATCGTCAAGCAATGGCGGCTCTTCCACCTGATGCAACTGAAGCAGATAGATTGGCTGTTTTATCTAAATTTGCTTCGGCAGACAAAGCCTTAACTGTATTAGAAAGATCGGAAGATAAAAAGTTAGCAAGAACAGCTCGAGAGCAAGAATTAGCCGATAGGGCTGAACAACGCAGACAAGAATTGGCAGACAAAGCGGCTGAAAGAGCAAGAGAGTTAGAGCTTGCCCATCAAAGATCC